GAGGGTGGCGCTCATCCGGTCAGCGGCGCCGGCCACCTCGCCCAGACCGCCCTCGGCGGTCCGCAGTCCACTGAGGAACTTCGGGATCTCCGCCACGGACAGGTCTTCCAGCGGCGTGCCGAACAGCGCGAGGGCGGCCTGGCTCTGCTTCACCGGGTCCTTTATGGACAGTAGGCCCTTGACGATCTGATCGAACGCCTTCGCTCCGTCAGCGCCACCCTTGAGCAACCTGCCGGCCATCTTCTCCTGGGACATGCCGAGGATGTCGAATCCGACCTTGCTCGCGGTCGACATGTCGGTGGCGCGGATCGTGAACTCTTTGAGCGCGTCACCGGTCTTGTCGATCCCGTACATGCCCTTTTCGGCGCCCTTGACCAGCAGCCCGAAGGCGCGCTCACCGGTAACCCCGATGGAGGTCAGGAACGGGCCGTACTCGTCGAGCGCGTCGAGTAGGTCGTCGCGCACCGCGGCGGGTACCCGCTGGAGCGACGCAGTCAGCAGGTCGAGCGCCTGCCCGGCATCCTTCGCCAGTCCCGACTTGACGCTCTGTCCGGCGACCTGCGCGGCCCGCGCCACGTCGATCTCGAAAGCGGTAGCCATGTCGAGCACCTTGGCGGTTGTGGCGGTCAGAACCTCGTCGCTGGCGCCACGCATGCCCTCGATGCTGGTGACGACCGACCCGAGCGCGCCGTTGACCTGGTCTATGGACTCGCCCCACGCGCCGGCATACAGGTCTCCGGCGACCTTGCCCCAGCGGCCCGCCTCGGCGGCCGTGGCATCGAGTGAGGCGGCCAGCCTGTCCCCGGCCGCCTCAGCGTCCAGTCCGCCCATGATGCCGGTGACCAGGGCCAGGCCGACCGCGGCGCCGGCTACCGCGGCGGTCTTCTTGATACCGTCCCAGGTCTTCTCCAGCTTCGCCGAGATCGAGCGCCCGCCTTTCTCGGCGCCCGTGTCGTCGATACCGACCTTGACGAGCAGATCAGCTAGCGTGCTCACGTCGCGCCGTGCCCCTTCCGCTCATCATCCGGGTTATCGACTGCGCCAGGCGCAGGTGATCCTGTCCGCTCTGCTCGGCCTGTTGCCACCGGGCAGGGTCATCCCACCTGACTGTGAAGTCGGAGAGCTTGAATGCCTTACCACGCTTGCCGCGCATCGCGTTGGCCACAGTGGACGCGACGATAGCGGAGAGGATGTCGGCCCGCTCTGGTCCGACCGGACCGGCGACCCGCTCGTACGCGACCCACTCGGCCAGCTCGCGCGAGTCGATCCGCGCGAGCAGTTCGCCCACGGTGCAGCCCAGGGCTTGGGCTAGTCGGAAGTAGAGTCGTCGCCCTGGGTTGCGTCGAAATCCTCGGTCAGCTCGTCGATGTCCTCATCGGACAGTCGAGCCAGCTTGCGGCACGCGTCGAACAGCCGGTCTACCGGTTTGGCGTTCTTGCGCGAGAGCGCGCGGATGTCGTCCTCGGCGAACAGGCGCGCGCCGGCTTCGTCGATCGCGCACAGCACGATCAGCTTGGCGCGTGCGTTGCGCAGGTTCATCTGTCGGTTGTTACCACGCTGCTCGATCAGCGACTGCTCGTACGCGTCGCGCTGGGCGCCTGTGATCGAGCGGAGTCGGACACTGCCGCCCCACTCCGGGCACTCGACCTCATCGTATTCCCGGTCGTCAGCGTCCAGAATGGCATCGCGGCTCAGTAGGGCCATGGGGAATGTCCTTAGCTTGTCGCGGTGAGGACCGGCTTGCCGGTCACTTTGATAGTCATCGATCTCGCCATTTTATCGTCGTAGGGGAACTCATCACCCAGCTCGGTGAGGATGCCCGCGAAGTCCCAGGTGTGCTCGTCCGCCGTGTCCGGCAGGATGACGATCTGGTAGTTGCGCGGCTCGACGTCGTCAAAGTCGTCGTCCAGGTCGTGGGTGGCCTCGGTCGGATCGTAGTTGATCTCCAGCGAGATCTCACCACCGTCCTTGATACCGCCCCAGAACTCCATCCAGCCGTCCGGCGAGTTGTGCGCAGTGACGTCGATGGTCTCGCGCTTGCGGACGGGACCCCCGATGCTGGTCACGTTGGCGATAGTCGTGAACGCTTCGACCGTGGCACCGTCGCCACGCTTGAATTGCGTCCCGAACGCGTCTAACCCTGGCATGCCCTACTCCTCCTGGTCCGTGATGATGCGGAACCGCAGCACGTGATGACGAATCTCCGGATTGGGATCCGTCAATGCCTGATCGAATTCAAGCCGTATAGACACGATTCGGTGCCCGTCCACCAGTGCGCTCAGGTCCCCGTGCTGGTGGTCGAGCAGCGCGATGATCCGCGCGGCGATGGCCTGGCCGGACGCGTTGCCCCGGGCACGGGTCCATACATGGATGGTCGAGGTGATCTCCCGCCCGAACCGGCCGTGTGCGTTGTCCGGGATGGACAGGTGGTCCCCGATCCTGATGTAGTCCATCGGGGCGCTCTCGGGCACCTGGTCGTAGACCCCCTCGATGCCCAGCGCTGTCAGGGTCGCGTCGCCGGAGAGCAGGTCGTAGATCCCGACCTGGACCGGGTGGACCGGCGAGCTGGAGATCACTTCGTGAGACCTTTCAGTTCGGCGATGATCTCGCGCTTGACGCGCGCAACGAACCGCATTCGCGCACGCTCGGCGGCCGGCATCGCGTACGGCTGAGCCGCGGTGTCCGAGGTGCCGTACTCAACGAACGGCGCGTGCCGCGCGGTTGCCGCGACGGTACCGGACAGGCCGCTCGCGCTGATCTCCTCCTGGATGGATTCGATCAGCGCGCCCGTGTCCCGCGGCGCACCGCGGCGCATGTCGTCGGCGAGCTCGTCGACCTCATCGCGGACCGCTCGCCGCTCGCCCCGCGCGACCGCGGCGGACAGCTCGTCAAGCTTGCGCTCAAGACCTTCGAGCCCCTCGATGGTGACCTTGCTCCGGCGCGGCATCAGCGCGACTCCTCATCACGGGGGACGTACGGCTGGGGTCCAGACTGTCGACCGATCACGACTGTGTTGACCGGGCTGACGGCGCCGGCCGCGGCGAGCAGTGCCCCGTACGCGCCCTCCGCGGCCGCCTGGCGCTCCGGCGTCTCGGTCGCGCACGGATGGCACACCGTGGCGCCCCCGGGACCGTAGGGGCGCACCTCGCGGTCCGCTCGGCCGCAGTAGTGACAGCTCGGCATCAGCGCGGCGCCCGCTTCAGCGCCTGGCGTATCTCGGCCAGCTCGTCAGCGATGGCCACCAGCGCCCACACGACGGCTCTGGGCGTGTCATCGAGCGCGGCATGGTGGCGCGCCATGCGCCGGGGGGTCAACGGCGCAGACGGCCCCTCAGGGGGCTGCGTGGGCGGCACGGTAGGCCTCGATCACAGCAGAGGGCACCTTGCCGTAGGGCGCGACCGGAATACCCGCCCCCGTGGCCCACGCGCGCACCACGGCGTTGTCCGGCTCACCGGACGGGGTGCCGGCCCCCACAGAGCCGGCACCATCCGGCATCGGGTAGTCGATCTTGATCGGCTCCCAGAGATTCGGGTGGTCGCGCACGATCGGGTGATCCCGGTGCGCCGTGGTAACGCCGCGCCGGACGATGTACCGGCGCCCGTCGATACGGATGTGTCCCTGCCGTACCGCGATCATGATCTCAGACACGCTGGCCTGCTCCCTCTCGTATCGCGCGGATCTTGGCCGCGTCGTCATCCAACCCGCTCCGGACCCACCGCCGGTACGCGTCACGGTCGCGAGCTTTCAAGCGCGACCCGTTGCTGTCGCGGTAGCTGGCATCCCACTCGCCCTTGCCGGCCACCGGGTGCATGTGCTCGATCACCACGTCCGGCCGGTACACCAGGCACCCGGCCGTCAAGCCCAGGTCGCGCACGGCGTTGTCCACGTACAGGTGTTCGCAGCTCGGCAGCATCATCCAGCCGACCGCCCGGACGATCTCGGTCGACACGACCCACGCCGTGGGCACCCGCTCGTGCTGGTACAGGTCGTCCCCGTACGCGATGCCCGGCCGACCATCGAGCGCGGTGATTAGCAGCTGGTCCCAGTGCGCCGTACGTGGCCGGTGGTCATCACCGAGCGACGCGAGATAACGCGGCGGGTCGCGCTGGTCGAGCAACACCCGCGCGGCGTGGTTGGTCCAGCCGACCAGCGTCTTGCGCGGACCGACCAGCCGTGGCGACAGCGGCAGGATTCGCCGGTACTCGGCCAGCTCGGGATCGTCGTCGTCGAGGCAGGGCAGCACCCGCACGTGCCCGTACGTGGTCTCGGTCACCATCTCGATCATCTCGGCGAGCTGGCGTGGGCGCCCGCGGGACGGCGTGATGACGACGAGCTCATCCGTCACGGCGCCACCACCCGGCAACGTGGTGCGTGACCGGGTTGGCCTGCTCGATGTCCAGGTCGCGCGTCCAACCCGTGGCGCCGGCCAGCCGCGCCGCAATGGCGTCCAGCGGCGAGCCGACCATCCCGCGCATCCCGTGCTGCGCCAGCAACGAAGGTGGTGCGTGGCCCAGGATGCCGTCCTCGACCACCAGATAGCACCCGGGCGAGACCAGCGGCCCGTACAGCTCGATCTCCCGGGTGACGTGCGCCGCGCTGTGATCCGA